AATGAGTGCAGATATTGATTTAGACTTTGCCAACAGAGACGATGTGTTGAAACTGATTCAGCATACTCCAGCACGACAAAGCAACGGTCGTCGGCACAACTCAGGAATATATGTCACAGATATTCCTGTAGATCCTGTTGCGGGCTGTGCGTCACTAGATTCAGAAACTGCTGAATCTCGTGGATACTTTAAATTGGACTTCTTGAACATGAGTGTGTATCAGTTGGTTCAGGATCCTGCACACTATGAACAAATGCTCACAGCCGCGCCACCTTGGGAACGACTGTGGACGGATCATGCCTGGGCCAGTCAACTGGTACACGTGGGCAATTACACAGATTTACTACGGGTAATGAAACCAGATTCAATCCCTAGGATGGCGGCTTTTATATCTATTATCCGCCCTGGTAAGGCACACTTACAAACTCGTCCCTGGAACGAAGTGTTTGCATCAGTATGGGATGGAGATGATTCACAGGGCTACACATTCAAAAAGAGTCACAGTATTTCCTACGCGGCCCTGGTGGCACTGCATATGAATCTCACGTGTCCATCCGTCGCACAAGCGTAATTGATTTTCTTTTTGACTTCTTGCGTACTATATCAAGTAAACTGCAAGCAGGACCGTGTAAGATTTCTAGATCTTTGTTGACAAAAGTTCGCAGGGTATAGCGAAACTGTTCCCAGTCTCGGCGTAGGAATATGTTTATGGGAATTGATCTATTGCTTTCCCACCACCAGGTGATGGCTAGTTCTAGGAACAGTACTTTGGATTCTTGATCCAAGATGCTGCCAAAGTCGTAGATAGTGGTAACAATATCGTCCCTGTTCTGCACCACACCCAGATATTCTGCATTGGCATAAACGCACAATGTCATAAAAGGATATTTTTCTGTCAATTTTTCAAAGATATTGTTTCCCATTGCGGTTATTTATGGTTTGCTAATTTTGGATAAACTAAATATAGCATGTATTCAACCACCGCATATCTTTACCAACAACTTGTCCGGGTTCTTTTGATAGACACCAGTGGCGGATATTTTACAGCGAGGTACGACCCAGTGTACGCAAAACAACTAACAATCAACAAGGGAGTGGATAACGTCCTACTCTTTGAATTTATCAATCAAGACCAAAAGCCTGTGAATATTGCAGGTTCTAGTTTTGTTTTCCGTGTGGTAAATCAAACAGGAGATGAACTCCTGATCACCAAGCCCATGGAAATATTAAGTTCTGCCCTGGGCAGAGTCAAAGTAGTACTTGACACCACAGACACAATCAACATTCAAGCACAACCTGCTAGTTATAGCATACAACGCACTGCTGGCGACTATGTACAGGCCGCTTATACAGACGCCAACAGTCAAGCACGAGCAGATTGCAACATTGTAGACTCAGTATTACCACAGCACATATCATCTGCAGAATGTACTGTGCCTGACATGTACGGCAAGAACAACTACTTTGGCGTAGGCCCAACACAATGGCCCGACTGGGCATTGACACCACAGCCGATCAATGCCATCCAAGCAACCGAATTCTACAGCAGTTTCATGCCCACAAATGGTTCAAGCCTGACCACAGTCAAGTATGACTTGGTGGGCTACACAGGCACAGTCAAAATACAAGCCGCCCAGAACTATGAATCAGTTTGGTACAATGTGACACAGTCAAGACAATACCTATGCGACACTGTGAGTGATTATCTTAACGTGGTTGGCTTCCATCCACTGCTACGCCTTGCATTCAACAACTCAATTGGCTATGGTGCTCAAGGTACTGTACAAGTTACAAATAGCATAGTAACTTCGATTAGTATAACCAATCCAGGTATATATTACGTGGCACCGCCCCTGGTTGAGATTTTAGGTGATGGGTCTGGTGCAACTGCTACTTGTACAATTGATCCAAATGGTGGAGTAGCCGGAGCCACAGTAACCAATGGCGGATCGGGCTATTTGCCAGTTCAATTCCAAAGCAACGTAAGTGCCACAGCACTGTTCACAAACGGACGAGTACAAAACGTTCAATATCGTTGATCTAGCGTAACTAATCTGTTAAACTATACAGATGCTAGATATCCTTGCTTACCTGCCCGCCAAAAGAAAACCCAGTCCCCAAGGCTGGTTGAGTTTCAATGCGGTATGTTGCACTCATAATGGTAATAGTCAGGACCGGCGTGGACGTGGTGGCATCAAAGCAACTGAATCAGGTTGGAGTTATCATTGCTTCAACTGCTCATACACAGCCAGTTTTGTTCTGGGCCGTACTGTTAGTTTTAAAGCCAGGAAATTACTAGGGTGGATGGGCGTGCCTGACAACGAGATTGACGTGCTCAATCTCGAAAGTCTGCGGCATCGTAGCATACACGGCATTTTAGAAGATCGACAACGAGTATTCAATACATTAAGTGCTATTGAGTTTGAAGAGTCAGATGACTTCCCCCCGTTTTCAGAAGTGGTCACTCCAGATCTTCCTTTATACTGGGACTACATTCGCCGGCGAGGTGTACCAGAAGACTTTCCTATAATGACATCAATCAAAACTGATGGTGTTCACTGGACTAGGCCGTTTGTGTTAGTTCCGTTTACATATGACAACCGAGTGGTAGGGTGGACTGCACGATTCTTGGATGACAAACAGCCCCGGTACATCAATCACTCACAACCGGGCTATGTGTTTGGTACCGACCTGCAACATGCTGACTGGCAACATGTGCTGGTGATGGAAGGCATCTTTGATGCACTTTCAATTGGCGGACTTGCTGTGATGCATAACACCATCAGCAATAGCCAAGCAAGGTTGATTCGCAGTTTTGGTCGTGAAGTCACTGTGGTGCCAGATCAGGATGTCGCAGGAGTGGAACTGATTGACCGTGCTGTAGAACTAGGCTGGGCAGTGAGTGTACCTGAGTGGCCCGAAGGTTGCAAAGATGTTAATGACGCTGTAATAAAACTGGGCAGATTGGGAGCCTTGCTAACTATTATGGCAGCAAGAGAAACTAGTAAAATTAAGATAGAAATAAGGAAAAGACAACTTGTTAAAAGATTACTCGCTTGAAGTCCAACGACTATTTCTAGAAATGATGCTGGAAGACGCAACAAGTTATGTGCGTGTTCAAAACATCTACAATCCACAGAACTTTGACCGAAGTTTGAGACCGGCGGCTGAGTTCATTAAAGAACACACGGACACTCACAAGACCATGCCCGACAGGTCACAGATCTCTGCGACCACAGGCATAAAACTACAACCGGTGCCGGACTTGAATGAAGGCCATTACGACTGGTTCATGACCGAGTTTGAAGCATTTACTCGACGGCAAGAACTTGAACGTGCTATTTTAAAGTCAGCAGACTTGCTGGAGAAGGGTGAGTTTGAACCCGTTGAGAAACTGATCAAGGATGCGGTACAAATATCACTCACCAGAGACATGGGCACAGATTATTTTGCTGATCCTGCAGGTCGTATCAACCGATACTTCAACTCTGGGGGCCAGGTATCAACAGGTTGGCAGCAACTGGATAGATTATTGTATGGTGGTTTCAGTCGTGGAGAACTAAACATCTTTGCCGGAGGATCAGGTTCGGGCAAGAGTCTGGTCATGATGAACATTGCCCTGAACTGGGTACAACAAGGTTTGAGTGGTGTTTATATAACACTAGAACTCTCTGAAGAACTCACAAGTTTGCGAACAGATGCCATGTTGACCAACATGAGCACCAAAGACATTCGTAAAGATATAGACACAGCAGAACTCAAAGTCAAACTTGTGGCCAAAAAATCCGGCAATTATCAAGTGAAAAGCATGCCAGCACAAAGCAACATCAATGACATTCGTGCCTACCTAAAAGAATATCAAATTCAAACCAGCAAACGAGTGGACTTTGTGATGATTGACTATTTGGATCTGCTGATGCCTGTGAGTGCCAAGGTTTCGCCTAACGACTTGTTTGTGAAGGACAAGTATGTATCTGAAGAACTGCGCAACTTGGCCAAAGAACTGGGTGTGCTAATGGTCACAGCGAGTCAGTTGAATCGTAGTGCAGTGGAAGAAGTAGAGTTTGATCACTCGCATATTTCGGGCGGTATTTCAAAGATCAATACTGCCGACAATGTGTTTGGTATCTTTACCTCACGTGCTATGAAAGAGCGTGGCAAGTATCAAATTCAATGTATGAAATCGCGCTCATCAACAGGTGTGGGACAAAAGATTGATTTGGAATACAACATTGAAACCATGCGCATCACAGACGAAGGTGGTGATGAAGGCACAGGCTACAACAAGCCACAAAGCAGTATCATGGATTCAATCAAGGCTCGTAGTCAAGTAAAACCTGCAGAAGGTGATGCTAGTACACCGTCCTGGGAGCGAGGCCGGCCTCGAGAAGACTTTGATTTAGAAACACCCAAGGTCACAGCAGATGTACAAAGCGTCAAACTTAAACAGTTACTAGGGCAGATTAAGTCAAAATAATGAACACTTGTTACGATGCATTTAAAAGTATCAACATTGTGTTAAAGAATAACCAATTGTCGATCTCACCGTGTTGTATTTCTCCAACCGCTCGAGTTGAGTCATTAGATTTTGAAAATAACATTTACTTGAATCAGATACGCAAGGAATGGAATCAAGGAGTATTTCCCACGGCTTGCAACAATTGCAAACAAGCAGAAGATGTACAGATGATCAGCAGGCGCCAAGGATCAACCACTTGGTATCAAGACCACAACGGTGATAACACCAAAGTTGAACTCCTACGCATGGATTATTGGACTGGTGATTTGTGCAATTTAGCCTGTGTTATATGTGGTCCACATAATAGCAGTGTATGGAAACAAGAACTAGGATTTCCAAGACAGATAAGTCGTGTGACAGTAAATCAATTCTGGAAAACAATGGATCTAACAAAGTTAGAATTTGTACATTTCAATGGTGGCGAACCGTTATTGAGCAAAGAGCATGTGAAATTCCTAGAGTCAATTCCAAACAAAAGCCGAGTACATCTTAATTACAATACCAATGCTACTGTGTTACCTGACCAGTACCTGTTGGATCTTTGGGAAAAATTTCAACTAGTACAACTAGACTTTAGTATTGATGATATTGAAAAAAGATTTGAATATCAACGATACCCGGCCAAGTGGAATATCGTTGTTGATAACTTACAATGGTTTGTTGACAATGCACCACACAATTGTATGTTTGCTGTAAATACATCTGTGGGAATATTAAATCAGCACAATCTTGATAATTTAGGCGCCTGGCTAAAACAAAATTTCCATACATCTAGATTTACTGATCCAATTGAGCATAGACAACAATTAACTCATGGAATATTTGCTTTGAATAGTTCAAAAGAACAAGCCATTAAATTTTTAAACAAGTGCGATGCGCGACGCGGCACTAACTGGAAAATAACATTTCCTGAATTAATTAAGAAATGGCACCCTTGATCACGGCATAACGCAACACAATGGCCTCACCAAGCGATCCACCGGTAGCGTTGCGAACATAAACAGTGGCTGATCCTGCTCCACAAGCGGCAGTAAATGTATAAGAACCAATAGTACCGCCACTCACATGATTGATCACCAACACATCAGCGGATGAGATTGTGCTGTTGGTCAAGGCAAAACTCACAATAGTTGCGGCGGCCAAAGATGCATTGTTCATGGTAATTTGGCCACTGGGTTTGTTTAAGGTAACACCAGTGGCTTTGTTTGTAACCTGGGTTACAGTACCACCGCCCCCGGTTGTATATCCAAATGGATTGGTATAAGCAGTGAGTGGACGATTCAAATCGTAGATGGCAACCGTGGTACCCGAATCTACACTACTAAAACCAAATCTGTAGGTGCCTGTGGCACCAAACGTGATAACGTTGGCTGAATATCCTTGGATACCTGTTGTACCTAGACTAACTGCACTAGGCAGTGTAACTGTGTAAGCAGTATTGGTAACAACAATGTCAACATAAACAACACCTTCGGATCCAGACGAGGGCCAGTTACTGAAACTCAAACTAATGTTGGCAGTGGGTGCAACCAATTGATACTGCCCAGCACTATAATCAATCCCAATTGCACCTGCTGTAGCAGTTTGTTGTAGATAAGTGTAACTAACGTCATTTAATTTAACGGCGTATATTAAGTTATCGGCCATGTTGTTGTCAAGTGTGGTACCCGTTAGTGCGGCTTTAAACACACCTTTGTTTTCCAAGTCAGTGATCTCTGTTGCGGCTGTTTGGAAATTGGTTTTGATGTTGGTAAAATTGTCTCTAAAGCCCTGAGTGTTGTTGGGCTGACCTGCAACGGGGTATTGGCCGTCGATGTTGTTGGGGTTGATTTGACTTGTCATAGGTATTCCTGTATAATAGATATTTATTAAGAACCCTCTAGCACTAAATAATCCAAAGGCCCAGATCGAATGCAGAAAAAAACCCGAAGTTTGCTGGAAGAATTAGATTCAATGTATGTGGAGCGGGATCGCAGACTCATAATTGAAACTCGTGCTGACAGCGTGATTGCCAGTGCCATACGCCTGATTGAATCAATTGAATCAGAATTTGGCACAGAGCAAGCAGACAACCTCACAAGAAAACTGCTCAATGCCATCCGCACCAAAGACGCCGGCAAGTTTTCGCGATCTGTCAGGAGAACCCATGCAGATTCATGAAATAACACGCAGACCACTTAACGAACTTACCAACATGCCAACCGCAACGGGAGCCACTCCCATGAAGGTGACTTACGGTCCAGGCATGGCCAAGCCAGCGGCCACAACAACTGCGGCACCCACCGCAACTGCAACTGCCACCAGCGGGTCTGCACCTGCTGTGGCTGCACCTGCCACTGCCGCACCTGCTACTAGTGGATCAGCAGGGAGACTTGGCAACATGGCCAGTGCTGTTTCAAACACCCTCCCTGGAAAAGTTGTGGGTGGTGCGGCAAATTTAGTGGGCGGAGTGGCAGGCGCTTTAACCAAAAATTTAATGAGCAAAGCATTTGGTGGTGTGGATGTTATGGGCAACAAAACTGGCGCAGTTATGAATCGAGCACAGGCACTCAAAGCAGGGCAAGACATGGCTCGCACTCTGATGCCGGTCATGATGCAAAACTGGCAAGCAAAAGTGCAGACCGCCATGGCACAAAGTGTGGATCCTGTTACAAAAACAGCACCCACCAGTGCGTCTCGTCTCACATCAGGTGAACAGTCCAAACTCAAGGCCGAACTTGTGGCCATGGTCAATCAGGCCATTCAACCAAGGGGTTCGTTTGATTATACCAAATTGGCCGACTATGTGGGAGATACCACCACACCCGAAGGGCAAACAGTCAAGGCCGATGCCATGGAAGCAGTGACGCAAATCACTCAGGCCATCAACAATATATTCCAAGTCACGCTTTCTGCCAAAGGCGATCCAAAACCATCTTGGGAGCAACTGGTGGTTCAAGGCATCGCACCGGCACAAGGGGTGTTGGCGTTTGACACAGGCACCAGCGGCGGCTATGGTGCAGGTTTCAGAACCGGCGCAGTGGCGCTGACTCCACAGCAACAGTCTCTGGCAAATAAATATAAATGGGCCGATACTGATATTTTAAACCTGCAACGAGGCCTCCAAGATCCTGCTGATGCCCCAGTGCTGGCACAACTGTTAAAGTTGCCCAAGTGATGGCCTCCATGATGAATCTCAATGAAGGTGGCAATGTTTTTAAAGATGCACAAGGTCAGCCACTGACACAACGCATCAAACAAGGGGACATCGCCAGCACAGTGGCCTGGTTAGAGACCATCACAGGACTTGATCTATCACATGATCGGGATGAGGCAGGCATTCCCATCAAGTGGCTGGGATCCACAGGCAAAAAAGCCGACTCAGGCGATCTAGATCTTGCTGTGGATGCCACAGAAATAACCAAGGCCGAACTCAAGGGCCAACTGGATGCCTGGGCCACAAAACACCGACAAGATCCCCGAGACTGGACACGCCTTACAGGTGAAGCAGTACACTTCAAAACACCCATACAAGGCGATCCCAAACGTGGTTATGTACAAACAGACTTTATGTTCATGCCCAATATGGAATGGGGCACATTTTGGCTGGGTGGCGGCACAGGATCAGCCTACAAAGGTGTGTTCCGAAATGTATTAATGTCAAGCATTGCCAAAGCACTGGGACTCAAAGCCTCGGCCAAAGGCATCATCAGCCGTGAAACAGATCGAGTGGTCACAATGGATCCAGATGAGGCTGCTGGCATACTGTTGGCTCCACAGTACAAACGCAATCAGTTGATGACTGTGGAAAGCATTTACAAGGCCTTGGCCATGGATCCTGACCGTGACGCCAAACTGGCAGACTTCCGTGAATATATCGCACGTGAAGGTGTGAAAGAACCTGACATGGGCATGGCCGAAAGTGATGTACACTTCTTGGCTCGCCTGCGTGATCGTATTGTAAACCGTGGCTATGTGGCCTTGGTAGAAGCAGAACAAGCGGGAGTTGGCGGCCGAGCCAAGGGCATTGAACACCTGGAAGATCTGGTGTTTCGTCGTGGCACACAAGGCATCCGAGATGCACTAGAGATTGTGAAACATGCTACTCAGCAACCTCGAACCGTGACGGCCAAGTGGGATGGCAAACCTGCTGTGATATTTGGACGCAAACCTGCCACAGGTGAGTTTGTGTTGACAGATGGTTCAGGGTTCGAAGCCAAGGGCTACGATGGACTTGCCACAAGTCCTCAAATGATGACCGATATACAAAGTCATCGTCCCGGCGACAGAACTGAACTGATTCAAATTTATACCACATTATTCCCCATACTAGAAGCCGCACTGCCTCCCAACTTTCGAGGCTATGTCAAAGGCGATTTACTGTACATGTCAACACCCCTTGTGGAAGCAGGTAACTATGTGTTCAGGCCTAACACCGTGGAGTATAAGATTCCTGTCAAAAGTTCACTGGGGCAACGCATTGGTGCTAGTGACATTGGCATTGCCATTCACTCAATGTATGCAGATGCAGGCGATGCACGTCAACCACTAAGTGGAGTAAAGTTCAATGAAGTTCCAGGCCTGATGCTAGAAAGGCCAGCAAGTCCACGAGCACTCGAAACTGAAACTTCAGCAGAGAAGCAACTCAAGGCATTGATCAAGAGTCAGGGCAAAAACATAGACACCTTGTTCAATCCTGCTGAACTCAGAGCACACAAGATCACAGACCTTGCCAAACTGTGTGTGGATTTTATCAACACCAAGGTAGGTGCACCACTCAATGGCGCCACACTACTGCCTGAGTTTGGCGAGTGGTTGCAGACCCGAGTGACTCCACAAAAGTTCCGCAATATTGTGGAATATCTAAACAGCCCTACTTCCAACACCCCTGCTTTGGCCGCGGCATTCAACGCATTCAACTTGCTACACGATGTCAAAATGCACCTGCTACGCCAAGCAGACTCCGAGCATCCAGGGCAAGAAGGCTGGGTCATGGCCACCCCTGTGGGCTATGCCAAGGCAGTCAATCGCTTTGATCCCATGGCATTTGCGGCTCAAAATCGTCAGAGAAACAATCCGCAACAGGCGTGATTTTTCCAAAAGATATAAATAAAAGCAGGTCCTCCAAGACCACTAACTTAAAGGAAAACGGAAATGGCAACATTTACAAAAACAAATGGTACTACCCAACCAGTCTTTGCACTGGACGTAGCAAACGGTTCTATCGCTGGTACAGCAAACGTCGCGGCCCAAGGCCCAGTGATGTTGTCTGGCCCAAAGCTAGACTTCTTCTTATTGACAGCAAATGCCGCATTGACAAATGCTGGTAACGTCAACGGTTATTTGAACAACGTGTTTCAAGCAATCCAATCTGGCGCTGGTATCACTGGTGGCGGTGCAGGCGGAACAATTGCGTTCTACCAAGCAGGTGCAACAGCAGGTACAATCAACCTTGCTATCTACC